CACACAGGTAGAGCGATGAAAAATGAAGCAATGAAAGCAATTAGAATTCTCATAAAAAAATATGCAACTACACTATCTATGACTAGACTTTCGCTGCATATCTACTAACTGTCAGGCATCACTGACTTCTTCATCAGACCATCTAATTGGCCATCGACATATCCTCTTCTATACTCCCAAGTTTGACCACCAATTGATCCTCTCTGAGGATTAATACACTTTGTATAGTCGGGATTTTCTTTACTAATATTGTTGCAAACCAGTCCAGCAAGATCTAACTCATTACCTTTATTCCCAGTGCCACTCCACATATGCTGCCCGTTAAGCCAGACAGCACCACACTTAGCACACTCTTTCCTTTCCATGGAAAAGTCTGACACTTCTTTTGGATCAGTCATTGCTGCAGTATCCTCGTGGTATAATTTTACTTATTTATTGTACCATACTGATACAATTTGTCAATTGATCAGCAATTCCACTTCCTTAGTGACTTAGACAGACGATCATCTCCAGTGTTGTTAGATGCTTTCTGTCTCTTCCTCATGCCTTTCATTCGAGCGCAGAAGGATGCCCTGCGGGGATTTCCAACCTTTGTGCTTGGTGCTCTGAGGTCAGATCCTGGATTTTCCTTTTCGTAAGACTTTCGTCCTTTTTCATTAAGTCCTCCTTCGGAGTTCTTTCCTGACTTTTTTGTCCAGGCTGCTCCTTCATTTTGAACTTCCTCTGGAACGCAGTTGGGTACTAGTTTGCCACCTTTCTTTTTCATACCAGCTTTCTTATATCCCTGCCAACACTTCTCTTGAAACTCTTGGAATGTAATTCCTTCAGACTTATTACCATAGTTACTAGCACCCTTCTTACGGCACTGTACTAATCTACCACTAGCATATGCAGAAGGCCATACCTTTGCACTTGCTTTTACTTTCTTATAGCAAGCATCCTTCTCGCCTGCTTTTTCATTGACAAAATCTTCTTTCTTCATCTTATTTGCTTTCTGACGTTTACCCCAATCCATATAAGATTCGCCCTTACGGAGTTTCTTAGGATCTTCTTTTGGTTTAGACGCAGCAGCGCGATCTTCACGGGCACGAGCATTAGCACCAGGACCACCCAATTTACGATCCTTTTCAGGATCTGGATGCCAGAAATCACCACGCTCTAGAATAGTTTCTTCTGTCTTCACGTTTTTTGCCTTCCCTTTACGATCTGGGTTTGGATCTTCAGCATTCTTACGACGGAATGCTGCTTCCTCTTCGCCTTTATTTAGGTTTCTTTTCATTTTACTAGACCCACATTTAGGTTTAGTAGTCTGACCAGGTTGCTTTGCACAAGGTTTTCCTGCATACTTACCACCAAGTTGTACCCAACCAGGTGTTCCATCAGATGATTTACTCTTACCAAACCAGTCACGAAGAGAATTATCTCCAGACTTGTTTGCTTCTCCAAATACATCTTTGTATGTTGGCGGCATTTTAGACATCTCTCCCATAGCCATTTTGTTTGCAGTTTTATGCATCACCTCTTTGGAGCGACCTCCATAGAGTTTACTCCACCTGTGCTTACCCTTCATCATACCCCTAATGTATTTCTTAGCAGTACCATTGACGGCAGGTGGAACATCTGATGCAAAACCCTTTGACATATCAACCGCCTACAACTTGAATTTCTTCAACGACGATTGCTTGACCAGTTGCAGCAATACTTACACAACGCTTGATTACTGCTTGAGATCCGCCGTAACCATACGTGTAATCTGCAGGTGCAGCAGAAGAATCAATGTCGGTGCTAATAGAATTAGGAGTTACTGCAGTAACTTTCTTACCTACTGTTCCTGCCGACAAGAAAGCAGCATTGATTGCAGGAGATGTACCAGCATCTTCTACTGCAATGAAGTCATCTACTGAGAATGGATGTGTGTTGGTAACTTCGCCAAGGTTTGTGCCGAGTTGATAATCTGCAGTCGAATCATCGACTCCTTTTACAATTCTTGCTTGACCAGGTTTGCCACCCTTGAGCAAAAGTGCTTGGTCTTGAATGAGGGTAATTGCAGGACCACCATTGAATGAAACTGTGGCGTCACCTGCAGTTGCGACTACGCGATAGTATCCAGTCTGTACAACTTGATATTCGGTAGCATCAGCAGCGATTGCATTTGTGCTTAAAACATTTAATACTGTCATGTCGTGTTAGTTCGTGTCGGTATTATTTATCTCTTTTTGCTTCTTTAACATCTTTTGTAAGTCCGCAGTACTGCCAACAAACATCGTGTTATTAACAGTAGACGGTCCAGACTTCTTTTCGTCTGCATCTAAATCCTTCATCTTTTTTTGTAAGTCAATCAATTTGTCAGCAGTGTCTGCTACATGTTTAATAAGCTGACCTGCAACTTCATAAGCACGAGGATGATCTGACGCTCGTGCCACGTCAAGTATGCCATCTACTGCCTCCTGACCTTTCATTACCAAACTATGTAACTGAGCACGAGAATACTCATAGTCCTGTTTAACATCAGGAGTATCTGTTTTTTTAAGTTCAGGTTTTACTTTTTCAACATGCTTTTGGAGTTCAGTAGGTTCTGTTCCAAAAGCCTCAGTTAGTCCATCAAAAGGATTGCCCATAGTTAAATAGTCTCATCAGCCCCACTTACGGGATTACGTTTTTTAGTATCTGTAAATTCGGAATAGATCTCATTGAATCCGAAATCATCATCAGCATCTGCTGTAATGGGATCGGGAGTAACTGTATAACGAACTTCTCTTGGTGCCGAAGTTGTATCCGTACTTGAATACATATCGGTAATAACTTTCTTGATGACCTTGCTTTCGGTAACAGGACCGTACAGATAAGTTTTTACTGTAAACTGTAACGTGTAAATGACTGCTCTGCGCGTTGAGAAGTCACCTTCATAATCATCTTGGTAATCAATATTAGACAAGACCACAGGAACATCCTTGGACTCATTCATTGCTGGCAATAATTTAACCGAAAGATTATAATGCGGTTGAAAGAACGGTAGGATCTGTTCTAAAATTTGCAAACCATCTTCTTGATTCTTAGATATAATAGAAAGTTCAAACCCTAGATTATAGGGAACAGGCATAAAAACATTGCTGTTTTTATCGGAATCATTTGCAATTTTAATTTTTTGAGTAGGTGATACCTTCCTAGCAGAATCATATTGAATACTATTAATCTCAAAAGAGATTCTGGGTAGAGTAATCTGGACTCTTTTGTTAGTAGGATCAGGTACTTGATCTAGACGCGCCAGAAACTTTTGCTTAGGACCGTATGCCAGAGGCACTTTCATCACTTCGTCAGAACGACGAATTTCGATGTTGTTGAACAAAGTTCCAAACGCAACAACAGTCTTTCTAAAAATTTCGTTATATGAGTATGTGCCTAACATCAGATTGTAGTATCAGTAGTGGATCCAACTGAACCAAAGGGATTACCTTCGGTGAAGTCTAGAATATCATCATCAGCAGTTTCAAAGGAATAGTTCTGATCGATGCTATCTGCAGTGTTGGTATTATTTAGAGTGTTATAAGATTCTGGACTCCAGAGAGCACCAGATGTCAATCCTTTAATTGTTTCTGAAGTATTGAAGGTTCCTGATCTATTGATAACTTGGAGTTCTCTTGAAGAACTATTCCAGGATTTGACTTCTGCTCTAGAATCTTTGGGAGAGTAGTCCACCGATACAGTAGGTGCACTAGTATAACCTGTGCCCCCACTTGTAACAGAAATACTAGTGACAATACCAACACTAGAAACCGTAGCAGTCGCTGTAGCACCACTTCCACCACCTCCTGTGATTGTAATAGTAGGTGGTAGAGCAGACTTATAGTGCTCTCCACCATCGGTAACTGTAAAGGATGAAACTGCATCACCAGTAATTGCTGCAGTTGCTGTAGCAAGATAGAGATCACCAACAATCTCTTCACCAACAGTAAAGTCGCCAGAACCTCCAGCGTCCATTACTAGTTTGATACTATTAGCAAACGCTGTTTCAATAGCATCAATTTCAGTAACACCAGTATCAAGTTCTTCGTCACTGTACTCAAAGAGTTCACATTGACATTCCCAAACGTAACCCTTTCCTAATTGGTAGAAAGGTCGTTCTGCTTCTACAAACTTGATCTCAAATAAATGTTTTGTTCTAGGAAAATATATTAAATCTCCTTCGTTTGGTCGTCCTTCAACATTGAGGACTTCCAAGTCATCAACTTTTTCTTTAAATTTTTCACGGGAGAAAATAAACGTCGTCTTATCTTCGACGCGAACTCCAAATTTGCTAAGTAACTCGCCTTGCCCTTCCCATCCATCAACATTATTGACATAAGCCCTGACTGCCCTCGCGCTGTCAAACGACGAATCAATGTCTTCTCCGAGGATCGTATCACGGTTGACCAACGTGCGAGGAAGGTAGAAAATATCTTGTCCATATATTTCAATGCTTTCGACAATAAGATTCTCCATGAACTTCTGCTCTTGAGCAGACCCATTAATATTCAATCTACACGATGATGTATAATCTGATTGTACGCAATCTGATGGATTTGGGTTTGTATATGCCATATTAGCCTACAAGATCGAGAGGGGGAATTTCATACATATTACGAAGTGATTCTTCTTGGTCCTTCTTAAACTGACTAGCATCTTCAAGAATCTGACGACCATTAAGAGTCACACCACCAAGCATTTGAATGCCATCATACTTACTAAGATTACGACCCCATTGCTGTTGGAACAATGCTTCCACGTAATCTTTCAACCAGGAATCATTATACATGCCAGTAAAAGTATCTGGATCTTGACGCATAACAACTTCTACTACAATTTGATTGCCAGTCTGTAAATCTGCCCAATCAAAGTCTAAGTAAAGTCTTCCCTGATGTTCATTAAATCTTACCCTACGATCTTTTTGTGAGTTAGTAACAAAGTCAAGAGTCTCAAGGTATTGAGATGTCATAAAGTAGTGAAGAATGTGTCCATGCGTCATTGCATAGATGTCATTCAGGAAGATCTGGTATTTAATATTGAAGATATTACCAGGGACAATACTAGAAGCACCGATAGAAGTATAAACATGGTTAACACCTAATACACCAGGAGGAAGTGATACATACTCATTCCCTTCTGTCCAATCAGTACCACTGATAGCACTACCAGTTCTGGCAGCAGTCTTAATGGCATCAGTTACTTCAATTTTTATGAATGCTTTGTAACTTCCATTGTAATGAAACTCTTGATAGTAATCAATTGCTTCTTCGATCAGGTCATCCAATTGCTCATCACAAACGTTGATATCAATAGAAGGATATCCTAAACGTCTAAGAGCATAGTTTTTTAACTCAGTTTTAGTAGCGGGTCTAGTTGCGGACATTTGTTATCAAGCGAATGAGGAGATAGTAAGAGTAGTAACATCA